GCCGGGCGGAGTTGGCGACCGGACGACAGATTCTGACGGCGACGTGGGATCTGCTGTTCGATGCGGTGCCGGACTGCGGCTGGATCGATGTGCCGAAACCGCCGCTGATTCGGATCGTGTCCATCAGTTTCGTGCAGGCGAACGGCACGCCGCTGGTGTGGACGATCAGTGAACTGAGCGGCGACATATGGATCGCTGGCGCCGATGCGGCGAATGTCATCGTCGACGCGCCGCGTGGGCCGACGGCAGGCCGCGGACGGGTCGCGTTGGCCTACGGGGTGACCTGGCCCTCGACGCTGGATCAGATCAACGCGGTGACCGTGCGCTTCATGGCCGGCTATGGTTCGCGTCCGCTCGACTGCCCGCCGCAACTGAAGCGGGCGATGCTCGAGGACATCGGGTCGATGTACGAGAGCCGGGAAGACGTCATCGTCGGACAGGGTTACGCCATTTCGGAGATGCCCCGGGGATCGAGCGTCGTGTATTCGGCGTTCCGCACGCATCCGTTGCAGCGGTGACCGCCGATGCCAGGCTCAGGCGCCATCCCTGTTCGGAAACGGGCCGGTCAGCGCAACGTCCGGATCTCGCTGCAGTCGGCGGGGCCGGTCAAGGATGTCATCGGCGGGCAGACGACCGGCCAGTTCGTGGAGTTCGGGACGGACGACGCGGCGATCGAGGAGACGCCCTTTGTCGTTGACGCAAGCGAGCACGGGATCACCTACAAGGTGACGATCAAGTACCGGACGGATGTGATCACCGAGTTTCGTTCGACGAGCCCCAAGAAACGGGTCCGTGTCGTGACGACGGACGAGGAAGGGCTCACGTTGACGGTGTTGGAGATTCAAAACCCGGAGCGCGGGCGGAGCATCGAGCTGGTATTGCACTGCGTGGCGGCGACATGAACGATTTTCGCATCGAGATCACTGACGTGAACGGCAGTTTCGCCCGCTTCACCTCGCAGGGCGGCAAGATGCTCCGCGAGCGACTGAGCCACGCCATTGGGCTGACTGCCGTGGCGTTGCAGGCGCGCGCTGAGCAAGAGGCCCCATACGGTCCGGAGGGCGAAGGCGCAGATCCGAGCGGGCACATTCGACTGGAACTCGAGACGCGGCAGCGATCGGGCGCGCTCTTTGCCGAAGTCGGCGTGTACGACCCACTCGGCGCGGAAGTGGCGCTGTTCAACGAATACACGCCGGACCGGCAGCCTTTTCTGCGGCCGGCGGCGCAACAGGTCGATCGACTGTTCACGCAGAACAGTCAGGAGGCCATCGCGCAACTGGAGCGCGATCTGAGCATCTGATGTGCCGAACGCCTCTGCACTCGCCGCGATTCACGAAGTCGTCTATGACGTCCTCAGCGCAGATGCGACGCTGCAGGCGCTCGTGGACGGCGCGCAGAATATCGGCAATTTTGAGGTCGAGTCGCCGCCGACACGCTTCATCGTCATCGGCAACGCGACCGAACAGGACTGGCATTCGCTCGGCGGGATCGACGCCGGCTGGGGATGGCTCACCACGATCACGGTGCACATCTACAGCTACTACGAAGGCGATCTTGAGGCCCTGCAGATTCTCGCTCGTGTCTCCGCGCTGCTCAATTTCGCTGCGCTGACGGTGCCAGGGTATCAGACGGCGATTTGTGAGTATGCGGAGCGGCCGACCCGAGTGCTCGTGGAGACGAAGGGCAAGATCCAGCGCCGCCATATTCCGGCGATGTTCACGATTCGGGTGCACGAGTGAGCGTGACCGCGTTGTTTCTTCGGCAACTGGACGCGCTCGACGCGCAATTGACCGTGGCGAAGGCGATGGTGGAGGCGATGCGCAATCAGTTGACGGGGTCGACCGCGAGCGCGCCGCCGCTGCCGGAGAAGTGTCAGCGCGAGTCGCCGGAGTTCTGTGCACGGCAGTTCGCAGCCGCCGGTGTGCCGCCGAATGGAACCACCACCGATCGGATCTGTCGGGGCTGTGCTGAGGTCTTGACCGTCTAAAAGGGACCGCGAAGGAGTTGAGCGATGCCGTTTTCAGGAACGTACTTTCACTCGAAGTTCTCGAAGTTCTTCCATGACAACGCGAGCGGCGCCCGGACGGAAATCAGCGACGCCGTCACCGACGTCGATTGGGGCACGGACTACGGTCTGCACGACACCACGCCTATCGGGACGACGGGCGAGACCTACATCAGCGGCTACGCCAACTCCAAGGTGAAGATTTCCGGCACATGCAGCCGAGCGCAGCATCAATTCTTCACGGACGTGGAAGCGGCGTTTCTGGCCGGCACGCTGGTCTCGGTGACGCTCGAGTGGGGTCCGGAAGGCACCGACGCGGGCGACGTCAAGCGGACGGCCGAAGCCGTGCTGACCAGCTACAACCCGTCTTCGAAGTCCAAGGATCTGGTCTCCTATACCGCGGAATACCAGGTCACGGGCAATAACACGGATACGACGTACTGACCCTTCGCGGTCTCGCGCATAGAGGAGCACGCACATGGCAGATTTGACAGTGACCGCGGCCAGCGTGATTGCGGGAACCAACGCGATCACCGAGAGTGCGATTGCCGGCGAGACGCTCACCGCCGGCCAGGTCGTCTACAAGAAGGCCTCCGACGGGAAGTACTACAAGGCGCAGTGCGACGGCACGACCGAGGAGGCTGGCAGCGGCGGGTTGGGCATTGCGCTGCATGCGGCTGGGGCGAATCAGCCCATTCGCTTCCAGCGCGGCGGCGGGCTCGTGATCGGCGCGACAACCGTGAAGACGTCGATCTACTGCCTCAGCGCGACGGCGGGCGGTATCTGCCCAGAGGCGGATCTCGTGAGCACGAACAAGCGCGTCTACATCGGCTACGCGACCGATACGAGCGGCACCTTCGTGGTGTCGCTGCTCTACACGGGCGCGGTCATCTAGGGCAAGGCAGGGGGCTGGCGGCCCCACGTCGGATCATCGTTTTACTGGAAAGGAGAACCCAGGATCACGAGCGTTCCCCAGAGCGCGTGGTGCCTGGGTTTTTGTGTCATGGGTCAGAACGAAGCACCGAAGATTGTTCGACTGAACGTCGACGAGAAGTTGTCTCTCAAACTCAAAGCGCGGCATCGGGATCTGCGCGACGTCGTGCACGACACGGGCAAATCGCTCCAAGCCCTCTATGCGGACTGGGCCGATGGCTGGCCGTATCTGCTGCAGTATTTTGCGCGGGCGCGCCAGGAGCCCATCACGCTCGACGACGCGAGCGACATCATGGACACCTGGATTCAGCAGCCCGACCCGAAGACTGGGAAGAAGCGCGAACTCTCGGAGCTCGGCAAGCTGTTGCTCGAGGTCATGGACCAGAGCGGCTTCGTCCGCATCACGCGGCCGGAGGTGGCCAAGGACAAGGACGGCGAGGACGACGAGGATCGGGAGGGAAACGCGCCACCGGAAATCCGTGCGGTAATCTAGCGGATTTCTGGGCCCATCTCGATCGACAGTGTGAGCGCGCGACGGAGGCCGGCCTGACAGCCGCGCAGTTCTGGCGCATGACGCCCAGAGAATTCCGAGAGTCTGTAGACATCGCGCGGCGTCGCGAGGATCGCGAATGGGATCGCGTGGCCTTTCTCGCGCACACCATTCTGAGAGGCTTAGTGAAAGACCCGCCCAGCGCGGCGGATCTGTTGGGGCGGCCGCACAAACGCAGATAGGAGACTCGCCATCGGGATCGTCTCTTCCCTCGCCGTTGCCATCACCGGCAACACCAGCGATTTCGACAAGACGCTCGACGGCGTCAAGGACAAGCTGTCGAATCTTGGCGAGGGCAGCTGGTCAAAAGGGCTCGGCAATGCCGTCGCCGATATTGCCGGCGCCTTTGACATTCTCGACACGGCGATCGCCGGCGTCGGGCTCGAACAGTTGGTGGATCGCTTCCTCGAATTCTCCAGCACGCTGACGGATCTGCGCGACAAGACTGGATTCACCATCTCCGAACTGCAACGCTTGAACTACGCCGGCGCCACCACAAGCACGTCCATCGAACAGATCACGAGCGCCTTCGCCATGTTTCAGGCGCGCGTGGGCGATGAGAATAAGCAGGCGATCGAAGGTCTACAGCGACTCGGGCTCACGATTGACAGCCTGAAGGGCCTCTCACCCGGTGACACGCTCGAAGTCCTGGCGGATCGGATTCAGAAAATTTCCGACTATTCCGAACGAGCGGCGACGGTCAAGGACATCTTCGGTCGCGGCGGCATCAGTCTGTTGCCGTTTCTCACCAGCGATCTCAAGGGTCTCGGGGATGAGGCCGAGCGCGTCGGCGGCGTCATGGACGACAAGGTCGTCGAAGCCGCCGACAACTTCGGCGATCGTCTCGAGAAACTCAAGATTCGCGCGATGGCGTTCGTAGGCGAAGGTCTCTATCCGTTGCTCAATGCGCTGGACGGTTTCAGCGACAAAGCGGAACGCGCATATGGTGCGCGCTTCCTGGAAGTTGGCAAGGCCCTACTGACAGGAGCTCCTCAAACACTCACAGACCTCGGCCCGCTGCCGAGCGTGGCCGCGCCCAAGGGCTTCGGCAATTTCGCGCCGCCCAGCGCGGAGATGTCGGCGAAGGATTTCCAGAAATATCAGGATCAACTCGACCGCCAGGTCGCCGCGAAGATGCATGCGGCCGCAGAAGCGGCCGAACGGGAGGCCGCCCGGGCGGCGGCCGCCGAGAAAAAGTTCATCGATCATCTCAGCGGCAAGGATGTGATCGAGGCCGCCGATCACATGACGCGGGACATCGAAAAACTCGGCGGGGTAACGAAGCTCTCCAGCGCGATTCAGAAGGAATACAACGACGCCCTCAGCAAAGCGCTCGATGTCTATATCGCGACGGGTCGGGCCATTCCCATCGATCAGTTGCGGGACTGGGCGTCGCTGCAACTCAAAGTCACCGACGGACTCGGCGCGTTCATGAAGGAAGGCAAGCTGGCGCTCGGCACGCAACTCGCGGCGCCCTTCATGTCCGCGCCCAGTCTGAACGTGACCAGCGGATTGCCCGCGGGATTCAAGTTCGACATTCCGGCGACGCCGGAGAGCAATCCCTTCGTCAGCCCCATCAAGGTCGCCTTCGAGTCGTTCTGGAACGACGCCCCCACGCTTATGCTGCGCGCGATTCAGCATGGCGGGATCGGGGCCGTGGCGGGCGTGCTGGCGCAGAATCTCGCCTCCACGTTCGGCGGGGTGTTCGAGAAAGCCCTCAAGGCCGTCGGCGGGGACGTCGGGAAACTTGGGGGATCCTCGAAACTCCTGGGAATTGCCGGGGCCAGCATCGGGACCGCGTTCGGCGCCTTTTCGATTGGTCAGCAGTACGGCAAGACCAAAGGCGCGCTGGCCGGCGCGGCGACGGGCGCGCTCGCCGGATCCGTGGTGCCCGGTATCGGTACGGCGATCGGTGCGGGCGTCGGCGCCCTGGCCGGCTGGATTGGCGGCATGACGAGCACGAAAGGCCGTCAAGCGGTCACCGATTTCGTGACGCAAACCTTCGGCAGTTTCGATGCCTTGCACGACAAGCTCGAGGCGATCGGCCGCGACGACGTCTGGGTCCAGTTGACGCAGAAGGTCGGCAAGGGGAATACCTCACAGGCCGCCGATGCGATCAAGGCGGTCAACGATGCGCTCGGGGCCCAGCAGACGAAACTGGAGGCGATCGGCGATCTCATGAACGCCGTCAACGCGCGCGCGCAGGTCTTCAGCGACAACCTCGGCACGAAGGACAAGCCCGGCGGCGCCGCCACGCAAGAGCAGTTCAATACCATCAGCACGTTCGCCACGGCCGCCTTCGGCGCGCAGGTGCAGGAACAGGGCGGCGCCGCGGCCGCGCTCCAAACGCTGAAGCCGACCCTGGACGCTATCGTGCAGGCGCAATCGCAATTCAACTTCACGGTCAGCGAGACGACCCAGCGGCTGCTCGACATGAACGCGGCGGTGAACAACAACCTCCCGGCGTTCCAGGCGCTCGATGCCGACTCGCAGATTCTGCAGGCCGCGCTCAAGGGCAACTGGGCGGACATGAGCCTCTTCGCCGCAGCCTCGACCGACGTGGCGACGCAGATCGGCAGCATTGTCGCCAACGGCGTCCCGATGGCGCAAGCGCTCGCGCTCAATCAGCCCGTGCTGCAGTCGCTCTGGGAGGCGCAGCAGAAATTCCACTTTGCGACCGATGGCGCCACACAGGCCCTCATCGATCAGGCCGTGCAACAGGGCATCGTCGGACCGCAGATGAAATCTGTCAACGAACAAATCCTCGACGTCTTGCTGGCGATCGGGAAGGTGCTCGGCGCCGACATCCCCAACGCGCTCGCGGCGCTCCCCGGGCACGCCCAGACCGCAGCGGACGGGATGAAGAATGCGCTCAACGGCGTGAAGGCGCCGGATCTGGGCGATCAATCCGCGCCCGCGCCCGAAGAACTCAACGTGCCGCATCTCGGTGTGGGCGGCATCGTGCGCGGTCCGACGCTCGCGGTCATCGGGGAAGGCGGACCGGAAGCCGTCGTCCCGCTGCAGGGGCTCGGTTTGGCCGGCGCCGCCACGCCGAACATTCAACCGTTGCCGCCGGGCGTGCAAGGCGCGGCGATCGGGGCGGTGAAAGCGCTTGGGCAGGTCGCCGTGCAAACCGCCACGGCGGTGGCGCCCGTTGTGACCGAGACCGCGATTGCGGCGACGGCGGCGGTCGGCAAGCTCGCGGCGGCCTTTTCCCAGGTCATGTCGGGCACCGGGATGGGTGCAGCGATCGGCGCGGCGAGCATCGTCCCGGAGGCGCGCGGGTTTGCGGCCGGGGGCATTGTCCGGGCGCGCCCGGGCGGCACGTTGATTCGCGTCGGCGAAGGGGGCGAGGACGAAGCGGTCACGCCGATGAGCAAGATGGGCGGCGTCCACATCCACATCGGCAATCTGACCGTCGAGGACGAATCCCATATCGACAAACTCGCGAACCGGATCGCGAAGCGCGTCACGCGCG